AACCCACTGTTAACAGTGGGTTTGAATATAGAAAAATCTTTCTACTAGAATGCTGCTTTTATTAATCCTGGGAAGTCTAAGCTACCCTTGTATGTTCCGTAATCAGCAGCCTGTTCAACTGCGTCAATCTGTCTTCCTTCGGATCCCAAGTCTCTACCGCCACCAACACCTTGACTGCTAGATACTGGAGCGCCATTTCTTTCTGTGCTAATGGATTCTGCAGAAATAGTTGCGTCTTCTGTAATTGTATAGTCATTTACAGAATAAGACTTACCAAGTGACTCAAACCAACAGTTATGATATGTTGTTACTATTGAGCCGCCTTCTTCTTCTGTTCCAGTAAATCTATCAATTATAACTATATCAAATGGTATTCTTTGAGCATGAATATTTCTAAAACCTCTAGCCATTGATTCTGGAAGAGATAAGCCATCAAAAACTATTCTTCTTACTGTAAGAGAGTAAGTTGTTGCTGACTGAGGTACAGATTCTATAACACCATCTGTTCCAACTTCTGAAATTTTCTTTACAGATCTTTGCTGTCTTTCCTGGAAGTCTTGTATTGCGCCAACTGGTTGATTATTAACATAAATAACTATTTGTGTGCTAAGGGAAGTTCTAGTCTTAGCACCAGTAACTGCCTCGGAATCAAATAATGTTCCTGTATATGGATATGATGCCATCTTTAATTACTCCTTAAATTACGCCAACTTCTATATCAATAAATACATAGTTTATTGGATAGACTGGAACAAATTGTAAGAATACATTAATTTGTCTTGGATCTACTTTATCTCTTGAGACTCTAATGTTCTTAAAGCTTGATACCAACCCTTGTGATGCCAGACCGTTCATTATTACCTTTACCCTTGCAGACATCAAGCTTAGTATATCTGGTCCTTGTACTCCGCCTATAAAGGAGGCTAAAGACTGTCTTAAAACTTGCTTTACTCTGTCCCTAATAAATACGATTGATATTTCTTCATCTTCTACAAACCCACTCTGACTTGTTGTTCTGCCTGCCAAAATCCTTCCTCCTCCGGGTATTGGCTGTACAACTGTAGCTCCAGCTCCACCAAGTCTATCAAGAATTATAGGTCTAAATACCTTATCTCTGGTTAGAGAGAATCCCTGAATAACTTTATTTGTTAATGGAATTGCTACATTTTGTGTTGCAGACATCAAACCAGCAACTGCAGGGGCCATATAAAATCCTGGTAACTGAATATTTGTTCCAGAAACATTTCTCACTATAGCATCTGGATATAGGAATATAGATCTTAGTGAATCATAGTTGTCTGAAAGTTTATAGTTAGCAAGATCTTCTACGTCTCCTGTCAATATCTCTAGTGGGTCGTCACCCTGTATGCCCTCTAATATACCTAGATTTTCAACTGCTGCCAGTGAATCTCCAAGTATATTTGCTGGTGTTAGTCCTGGCTGAGCGCCAATTATAGCAACTCTTTCCTTCCTGTTTGCAATAGATGACATATTTTCACAGTGACTAACTGCAGCTTTAAAGATTGCAGAAACTGTGCTAGATGGCAATGGTACTACAATTTGAGCATCTGCTGTCTCCATCTTTTCAAATGCTGAAAACCAATTTGTATCAAAAAAGTCTGCATCTTTTTCATCTATATAGGTTATTCTAATTCCATCACCTTTTCTTATTGCTCCACTCTTAACAAGGTCTTTGTGTAGCAATAATGCTGCATTTTGATCTGTAGTGTTTGAAGATTTTACAAAGAATTGAACATTAACATATTTATTTGTAAATACTAAGTCTTCTCCTGATACAGCGCTTTCTATTTCTACTTTTGAATCAGAAATTATTGATGCAATTGTAACTTCTGCAGATGGTGTACCTATGGATCCATATAATTCATCTGATATGTCATTAACACTAGTATATATATTTCCATTTGCATCTTCCAAAGATTCAATCACAATGGTCGCACCAACATGATCTTGATCAAAATTAACAAATAAGCTAGATAAAGTCTTGCCATCAGATGCAGATGAAATCTGACCATCTTCTGCTGTAAATAATATTTCAGTATCTGTATTTACTATTGTATATGAAAATGGATTATCTGTACTTGTTATAAAGTTAAGTTGCTGGGAATCAGTTTCTAATTGGCTATTATAAAATTCAATTTTATTTGGGAAAATTTGAGTTTCTTTTCCAGCCCTATTTACAAATATATTAACTCTTGAATCTGCGTGTGGTCTACCGGACCTTAAACCAGATGGTGGTCTTGGTATTATAAATCTAAGATCTTCGACTCCGCACAACTCATCGTCTATATCTCCTCCTGAGTCTAGACATCCTGTAAATCCACCAACACCTGATGAATTTACTGCGGATAGCAATTGAGCAGATGTTCTTCTTGGAATGCTTGGTTTGCACTGTACTGCTAATACTGCTGGAGCTCCATTTTCAAATGCAATCTGGGCACCAAGAGAAAGAGTGTTTGCTTCTGATGGTAATCCATGCTTCTGAAAAAGAAGCTCTGCATCTGTAAATAACTCTGGATCGTTAATATTGCCTTCAAATATATATCTTGCTACCAGTCTATCGCCAAATGCTAATGCTCTTGATGCTACATCTACAAATATTCTATCTCCAACTTCAAATGGTATTGAACCCTCTTGAATGCCGGCCTGTATTACTCCATTTGTCTCTACTAAATGAAATGTAATTTCATCTTGAGCCAATCCTGTGCTTGATACACCACTTTGCAATGGAAATGCAACAGATGAATCTCCATATTTATGAACCCTAACTCTATTTGCTGTGGTTACTTTTGTAATTACAAATTTACCACCGTCAAAAGATCCTGTTGGACAGGCAAGTATAATCTTTCCAACATCAGACCCTGTGAACTTACCAGATACAACATCATCTATAAATAGATTTGTTGCTCTAATTTCCCAGTCTGTTGCTGTTCCAACTCCACCTAGAGAATCTGAAGTTAGTGTTAATGTTGTGGTGTCTGTTCCTGAATCATAAGATATTGAATCTATTTCAACTGCAGTATATCCATCTATACACAGAAAATCGCCTGGCAAAGCCTGGCCCTGCTCAATTAAATTACCAGAAAATGTAAATGTATTTGTTGTATCTGGTGTTTCTCCTCCATCTGATTCTGGAGTTCCTTGACCAAAATCATCTGAAGATGCAACTACATATCCATCTTCAGATGGATTTATATTTCCAGATATTGCACCATTTGAGCTTGTAAAATATGTGCTGTGGAAAAATATTGGATTTCCAGCAGAATCGTAAAGCTGCCCTGATCTTTCACCAACAACTGTAAATGTGGCCCTGCCAGGAATGGGTGATCCAGAAGAATCTCTTACAACGGATACACACTTTAATGTCCATCTTTCTGCTGGTGCAGAAAGATCCAGCACATCAAGAACTTTACATGGAGAACTTGTGGCTGGTATTGTACCATTACCTATATTTAGTGAGCTTGTTGAAAATCCTTTTCCGCCCTGATCCTTTATAGATGGTGATTGAAGCTCTATGCATCCTGTTTGTGTATCAATTCTAAAATCAAATTTTGAATCAAATCCAGAATCATCAATTTCTTGTTCAACACCATAAAGCTGAGTTCCATTTAAAAGTATCTCAGTTCTTCCAGATACCACTGGAAAGTTAGATAGCTGAAAAAACCTACCATCACCAGAACTGCTGGGTGAACAAGCAGAAGAGCCATCTTGTCCATTACCAGCGGCAGATTCCACAAGGACTTCCTCAGAAATTCCTTCGCCCATTATAGCGGCAATTCTTAGTCCACCTGGAATACTAACAGCCTTAGTTACAACTCTATCTCTTGCAAATGCACCAGGCTGTATGTAACCTGATATACCTGGAATATTAGCCATAAAAATCCTCCGATACTCTACATCAAAAATAAATATTATTAGTAGTTATATTGTTGATTGTTCTTTTAAATTAAAATTAAATTACTTGTGTTATTTCCAAAATATCTTCATATTTACTAGTTAGCTCTTCAGATGGCTTAACATCTCCAGATACTTGATGTAAAGTTGGCTCAATTCTAAATACTATTTTCTCTACTAAGTTATCTATTGGTATTTCAGCTCTCCATTCCGACAGTGTATTTAAAGTTATACTAGTATTGTATACATAATCATTAGCATATGGTTCTGCACTTTCTGAACCAATACTTAATCTATTTATAAACAATCCTGCAATTCTTAGTGGGTGCCATAAAGAAAATTGAAGTGCAAGCGAAGTTATATCAACTAATTCATTTAATTCAGATAAACTTTCTGAGTAAATTCCAACTTCAAATGTCAACTCCCACTTTCCAGTATAAACTCTATGAGTTGGAGTTGAAATAACCTTTCTACCGCCAAATTCATTTTCAATTACATCCGATCTATATTTCAAAGTCATATCTTGATTAAAAGAATTTGGCTTATAACTACCACCATTTGATTTTATAATTATTGCTGGATAAAATTTTGTTTCATATCTGTAACTATCAGATATAAGAATTTTTGTAGTCTCTTCTGAATCTATTTCTTTTCCGGTTAAATCTGGAGTTAATGGATATCCATATTCATCATCTCTATAGGTATAGACAGAATCATTCCTAAAAATATTTCTCAAACTATCTATTAACAAATATTTTGGATGAACAATAGCTGTTTGCTGTATGATATGGTGATCATTAAAATAACTAGAGTATACTATATGATCAGCATTCGCGCCTAAGCCTGGTAGATTTAACTGATCTATCATATTAAGTCTTATCCCTTCTGTATTCCAATGGAATATATTTGTTATCTTCTATTGCAGAAAGATTATCTAAACAGCTTTTTATGTAGAAAATAAATTTATCTAAATCTTCTCTTTTATTTATATCATCATTTGATATTGAAACTTGATATTTAAAAGATATTTCTGCTATAATACCCTTATTAATAGGATCTAAATTACCAGATGTAATATTTATTACATTATCTTCTTTTATAATTGTTAAAGATTTTTTATTTAATTCATCTTTTAGATGCCTTACAATATTATTGCTGGTTTTTAAAGACTGCTCTTCCAGTGGTTTTTCAGACTTTATTGAAACAGAAAACATTATTTAACCTCAAATTCTTTTACATTCTTTGGAACTTCAATATCTTTATTGATTGGCTTAAATTTTGAATGAATATATTCTACATTAAACCTGCCAGGTGGCAGTCTAACATCCCAAGCACCATCCATATTTGTTTTTGTAGATTTTACCAATATATTATTGGAATCAAATATATTAATTACAACATCTTTTATTGGTT